GTTCCAGAATTTGCAAATTACTAAATAACTTTCGAGCCTCGATTTCATCACCACCCGAAGCTAAAAGTTTAATAAAAGAACCATTCAAGACTGCATTTTCGTCAATTTCATTTGAAATAATAATCCTAGCGTTTGCTTTATCTACAACCCACGCAAGAGCTGTTTCGCTTGTAGCATTACCAAATTTATTATTAATTAAACATTTGGCATCAAATGGAAGAACAAATGATTTAAAAGCACTTCTTAATAATTGAGTTTCACATCCTTTACCTGAATTTCTTTCACCAGTGAAAGCATACCAGTATTTATCTTTATAACAACCAGCAAGAGCACGAGCTTTACAATGAGCATTAAAATTTCTTTCTTCTTCATTTGGATAAATTGGGTTTAAAACTTTTTCAAGCAATTCTTCATAATCGTTTTCGTTAAATTTAGGGAAATCCCTATTAATATAAGATGTAAAATTAATATCTGGTAGTTCATCGTAATTATAAGTCTTACCGTCTTTGAAACAATAAACGCAATTTCGATAAGGTAAATAATAAAGACTTTTTTTAAGGTTTGAAGATATGAAATTGTCATCTACTTTGAAACCATTAGATAAAATAAGTTTCCTACATTTATTAAGGTGTGAAGCGAACCCAGAATAACCTCTTGTATTATCCCCACATCTAATCTTCAAATTACAATCATAAATATTATTATTTAAATTTTTTTCAATAATAAATTTGTCATTTGTCCAAAAATAACCGTTCTTAATATAATGAATACCATTACAAATAATATAATTATCGCCATAAATTTTAACTATATATTTCATTGCTTCAAAATCATCATTAATAATATTTTCATTATTATTCATTTTCTCAAAGTTGTCAGGAAGTGATAAAACTTCATCAAACTCTTTAATAGCGATATCTAAATAAAAACCAACTTTATTTTTAATGGAAGTGGAAAGCATTTTAAAAAACTCTTGAGTAAAAAGAGCCCTATTATTTTTATTGTCTAATGATTGCAAACCATCAAAACAAAGAGCACAAACTTTATAAATTTTATCTTCCAACTCATAATTGAAACATTTATATTCATCAAGGATTTTAAAAAGAACTTTCAAACATTCATTTTCAATATAGCATAAAATACGATTAACAACCCTAGCGTTTATATTGTCATCGATATGAACTTTTTTAACTTCTTCTAATAAGAAATTAAATTCTGGTTTGTTAGCTAGTTGCTCGTGTATATTATTAAATTCAAGTAATGTTGATTTCCAGTTTTTAACATTACTATAATTAGTCTTATTACCATTCAAAGCACATAAAAAGATTTTTTTAGCTCTGGCTTTATCGCATCCAACCCCATCACAAATATAAATCAAAACTTCATTCCTATTATTAACATAAAATTTGAGATTAGGACATTCAATATTATAAAATTCACATAATTGAATAAGAATAGAAGGATGGCAATTAACGAAATCCAAATCGATATAAAGACCTTTGCAGATTGTATGTCTTATTTCTCTTGGTAGCGATTGAATACCAATGCCAGAATTACAAAAAAAGCGACCGATTTTACTTTCGTAATTTTCACTTTTTTTATATTTGATATTAATCAATTTATCTTTCTTATAATTATTATAATATTTGGTTAAAACAGCTTTTGGTTTATAATCAATATCCCAATCTTTATTAATTTGACTTTCGATTTCTTTCCAATTATTAATGATATAAAGTATAGCCTTATCATTTGCTATCTCATATAAACTGGGATAACCGAAAGATTTTTTGAAAGTTTCATCGATTGAAATATTAATCGCCATCCTATTATTACCCAACATTATTTTTCTATGTTTTAGAGTGATGGCTTTTCCTTATATCCTTTTTTATGTTATAAAAAAGGTTAAAAAAAAATTAATAGTCGTCGGTAGCCTTACGGGTTCTGTAATAATACTCGAGGGCATCTTTTTTCTTCTTTTCGCGGTAAGCTTCATCTGTATTATACTTATCTTTCAACTTACCCTTATTTCTTTCATTTTCCTTGTTGTAATATTCAGGATGAGAATTTCGGTAGTTCCTCATATATTCTGCTCTACTACTTGAAGGCATATTACTATTAATAAACATAATAATTCTTTATATACTTTTTTTATGTTAGGGATTTAGAAGCCTCTTTCCTCTTATGGTAATTCGTGCGGTTCCTCTCTAAAACCATTTGTTTATATTCTGGGTCTGAATTATAACGATTGGTAATATATGAATTAATCCGTTGTTTTTCTTTGTTGTATTTTTCAGGACTAGCCCTAATCCTCTGGTATTCTTTGGCAGTAGTCATTGGTAGTTATACGTGGTATTCCCTTAAGCCTTTTTACGGGACTTTATTGGTAAAGATGAAAAGTTATGATTGACATTAAGAAGTTCGTGGTATAACTCCGCCTTATTTAACTTACTCAAAGGTTTCGCATATAAAGTTAGTTCGTATAAAGCTTTACGCCAAGCGTTCCTTAAGTCCTTTAAATAAAAAGGTTTTGAAAGTTCTTTTAACTGTTCTAAAGATATATTCTTTCTTGATGCTTGTTTTAATTTTGAATAAACGGGTTCTAATTGTTTCCTTTTAATAGCCCCCTGTAAAATCTCACTTGCTGTTTTATAATCTTGAAAGGCTGGTTGTGTTGCTCTCTTTACAGATGCAGAAATAGTAGCAACCGCTGGTTTATTAATAACCTTGTCGCGTAAATTTTGAAGCCCCGTTCTACTAATCATATTCTAATAATAATTAATATAAATATAATAGCTATTTAAGATAAAACCATAGATTTCTATAGTATTTATATTAGATTTATATTAGATTTATCATTTTATATCTATAATAGACCTTAAACCCTTATAAATCCTTTAAAAATTTGCAAATTTTTAAAGATTATAGGTTAAAATACCCATAAATCTATAATAAATCTATAATTTAAACCTATAATCTTATAAATCTAATAGAAATCTACGGTTTGTCATTAATAATAACAAGTTCTGTATTATTATTAATAGTATTTTTTTTATTTAATTGATTATCTATTTCTAATGAGTTCGGAAGTTTATGAGTTTGTCCGTATTTATTAATTACCTTGGTTCTAATATGAACTGGGAATTGATAATTGATTTCATCCCATAACTTATCATAATCATTAATTAAACTTTCCAATAATGATTTATCGATATCACTATTTTTAATAATTAAACTTTCGATGATATGATTTAACTTAACAAACTTAATTTTACAGTTCTTGAAGTTATTAACCCTATCACTTATTTTATATGAATTAACGAGAGATAAAACGACCGCGTTTAAACCATTTATAATTATATTAGTTTTTTTCATTGTATCGTGCGGTAATTCCGCAGAATTAAGAATAGTTAAAATTGAACTACCTAGGATTGTGGGGAGTAAGCTTAAGTTATAAATGTTCGAATACCAGTTATAAGATAACTCGCAAAGAACCGAAGCAATAAAACATTTATCGGTATAATCTTTTAATATATCCATTACTATTAAAAGAGATTATTAAATGAAAACTTTTATTTATAATTGTTGCTGTTTATTTGTCCTAGTATATCCCATTTATTTTAACACTTATCGAATGTATAAGTTAAATGATAAAATTGTTAAAATCGCTTAACTCTTCCTGTTGCTTGTTTTTCTCTCATAGCTCTTGATAAGTCAGCTCTCGTTAATTCTCCATAAGTCTTTGGAGTTTTTGAACTTACTCGAACCGAAGGTCGGTATATATCATAAGAAGTTGAATAACCAACTTGACCACGTTGATTAAGCCATTTTTCCCTGAACCATCGTTGAAGGTTTGATGAGTTTTCTTTCCTTCCATAATAAGCGTTATTATTTCCATATTTCCTTTCATAAGCCTCTTTATATTTCCGAACAATCATTCCTGAACGGTAAGCTGACGGTTTATATTTACTCGTTATATCATTTTTAATCATATCATATAACTTCTGGTCTTTAGGTGTCGCTGTCATTTCTAATTCTTCTTTATATAATTATTATTAGCGACCTCAACACTGGAACCCATCGCTTTCATATCTTCTTTTAGTTCGCTTGTTTGGTCTCCATATTTATGAGTGAGATATAATTTACGAAGCATTGATGCCCCCACCTTCTTTTTAAAAATACGATTTAAAATTAAAGTGATTGCATTATTATTCTTAAAAGGCTCATTTGTTTTATTAAAATCATTTAAAAGGAAATCACCATCTCTTAATTTAAAAGTTTTAATATAAGATTGTAATATTTGAAATAACTCATCATTAACTTCCGTTTCTTGTTTATTATATTTCTTCGCTGTTTTATAATTATTAAAAATAAACTTTCGTTTTTTAATATCAAGATAATTAAATTCATTTGATAAGCCATCGTTATATTTCGAAGTTATTTTAAGTAGCTGGTAATCTTTATTTCTTCGAGGTGCTTGAAGGTAATAAAGGGAGAGAACAAGAAAGTTTTGAAAAGCTTGTTTATTATCCTTATGATTATTTTTCAAATTTTCGTAAGTTTGGTCCAACTCCTCCTTATTCATCCAATTCTTATTCTCGGTATCGGTCATCATTGTTTGGTCTTTTAAATTGGTGTTATACTCCTCGAGTAGTTTCGAATACTGATTATAAATACCCTCAATCTTCTTATTTTTATTTGTATTTAAGGAACATTTGAGAATGGAAGCGATAGCAATTATATAATTTCGTTGAGTATTTGGTTTATAATCATTAATAACTCCTTTTATTTTTTCAACATCGGATAAATAATTTAAATTCTTTATCGGTTTATTATCATTCAATTTTAAAAGTTTAGCTTTATAACTACTAACGGAAGAGGGGGAAAGGTCTTTACATTTAAATAATTCATCGATATTCATTTTAATTTTATTTTATATATCTATATTATAATAAATATAATAAAAATGGATGATGTAATTAAACGAATTGAAGAATTAGAAGAAGAAATGATTATTATTAAAGAAAGTTCTTTTTTATATAATTATAACTTTCAGCAACCGTTGGTTTTTCCCAGAGCAAAAAACGGGACCAGAATGAAGGTGTGTTTATTCCTGATTTATTCCAGTATTTCTCTTCTCTTTTTCGGTGCCTATTTATATATCTTTCCTTTCTTAAAGGGTCTTTGTGTTGTGTCATATCGCTCGCGCCAGCTTGACCAAAATAAACTTTCTTTCCTTGATTGGTTATGATAAAAAACTTCTTATTTGGTTTATCTGAAGGATATGGAAAATAAAATTTCATCTCTATTATAAGTAAAGATAAATGAACGTTCCTCCTTTTTATGATAATTATATAGATGCAACAAACGAGTTTATAGGTGGAGGTGGTGGAGGTGATACTATAATTATCGATGGTGGAGGAACTCTTAATGATTATTTATTCATAACAAATAATTCAAATCTAATAATTAATAATCCTAAAATTGACGGTGAAATTAAATTCAAAACCTTGTTTAATTATTCGGGTAGTAATTATGGAACTATTATTGATAAAACAGGTAGGCTTTATGTTTATCATAATTATAAAATAATACAACCTTTAATAACCGAAGGTTATTTAAATGTGGAAGACGAATTAGCGGGTTTAAAACAATCATCGATTGTTGCTGATGCTGAAATGATTTTAGTTCAAGCAGAAATAGCGGGGATTAATACCACTTTATTATTACATACAAGTGAAATAAGCAAAATAGGAACGGAAGTTGAACTTCATCGAGAAATTTTACAAACAATTGTTGATTATGAATTTTACGAAGAAGTCTTTTTTTCAGGAACTGGTGGGCTTGATAGGATAACAGCGGAAGCGGTTGCGGTTTCATCTTTCACTAATAGGAAGTCATTAATCGAAGGAATATTGGGAGGAGCTACATTTGTAGTTCTAGGGGCATTTGTTAGCAGAATATATGAAATGATTGAATTGGATTCCATTAAGAATATATATTCAAATGTTAATTCTAATATATTAAGCACGAGCGAACGAGAACCTGCCCTTTCTAATCTAACAACCGCGCAACGAAATAATTATATTAATTTAGGTTATGAGTTTTCTAATTTATCGATTAATTACGGTTTCATTAATTCAAATATACTTCAAACTCAACTAATACCAACTTTAAAAACTAATAAAATAATGGTTGGTAATATTACTACTCCTAATAGTTTTTATGACATCGAAACTGATGGGAATATTAATGCAAATATGATTTATATTAATTCAACTAGTTTAACAACTCTTTTAAATGAGAAACAAAATAACTTACTAACAAATGCCCCTATTTATTTATCAGGAGGGGCTGTAGGTTTAAATTACGCGAATTCATTAGAACTTGTTAATGGTAATTTATCAGTAAAAGCAGGAACCCAGCAGGCGTCAAAATGGACTAGTTTAGGAAATGACATTTATAATAATAACAGTGGTAATATAGGTGTTGGAACAGCAACTCCTATTTGCAAATTTGAAGTTAATGGAGAATTCATATCAAGAAGTAATCTTCATATCGCAAATACCCCTTTAAATTTCATTAATAGTTATACGAACGCGGTTTTAACACCGATTACCGGAACTAATGAAAGTTATTTATTATATTCGGGAAATGGTAATTTGATTTTAAATGAAGGTTGCGCGTGTGATTTATTAGTAGTTGGGGCTGGAGGAAATGGAGGCGTAGGTGCTGGAAGTGGTGGCGGAGGTGCTGGAGAGGTTATTTACTACCCCAACTTTCCATTAAGAGCTGGAACTCTTAATATTAATGTTGGTGTTAGCTCTTCGGTTTTTTCAAATAGAACGAGTAAAATAACTTTAAGTGGTGGAGCTGATTTAATCGCAGCTAAAGGTGGAGGTAATGGAGGCTCTGTTCTTTATACAACTTCGGGCGGAACTGTTAGTGCTATTACTGCTATTACTGGAACAAACGACGCTTATATTACAATCACAGCTGGAACTACTCTAACTTTAAATAAAAGTTTAACTTGTGATTATTTAGTGGTCGGCGGTGGAGGTGGTGGTTCTGCGGGTGGTGGTGGTGGTGGAGGTTTTCTTTATAGAACTAATCAAACTTTAAATTCTGGAACTTATACAATAACTATTGGTGCTGGTGGTGCTGGTGCCACTTTAAATAGTAGTTCATCAGGTCCTAGAGGTTCAGATGGTAATGATAGTGCTATTATTTCAAATGGAGTTGATATTGCTAGAGCTTATAAAGGAGGTGGTGGAGCTGGTAATAGGACTTTAGCTACTGCTCCTACTGGAACTTATGGTTCAACCGGTGGTAATGGTCATGATTCAGGACAAACAGCTAATACTTTTCCTGCTGGAACTTTAGTTGGAGGTAATATTGGTGGAATTAGTACTTATGGTAATGGTGGAGGTGGTTTTCAATCTGGAGGAGGTGGTGGTGGAGCTGGTGGTGTAGGTCAAGTTGGTATTGATGGAGATATTTATGATTTAAATAACGGTGCAAGAGGAGGACACGGAGGTATAGGACTTCAATGTAGTATAACAGGAGCTAATATTTACTATTCAGGTGGTGGTGCAGGAGGCACAAATATGAATAAATCAACAACAACTCAAACAACTCCTCCAACTGGAGGATTAGGTGGAGGTGGTAATGGTTCATTAATTAATGGTCAAGCAGGGACAAGTGGTCAAGCAAATAC